TGGCTCGTAATCTCTGAGATAGTTACCGCCTTTAAGTCGTCCAGCATCTTTGGCACTGAACACTAGAACAATTGCAGTTTTCGCAGGATCTTTACCTGTCAAACTCACATCAGGTCTGTAAGGACTGGTCTTGACAATTTGCTTTTGTGGTATACCAAACATTTGTTGCATAAGACCAGTTTTCTCTTCATATGTAAACGGATCTTTTTCGGGTGTCGCATTTTTAGCAATTGTAGTAGCGATAAATACGTTATCAGAACCAAACTGTTCTACTAGATCCATGTAAACTTTATGATGACCTTTGTGCATAGGCTGAAATCTACCACCGTAAAAAACAGCAATATCTGTAGCCACATCTTCCATCAACTGTGCGTATCTCATAGTGTTCTCCTATAATACTATTTATAGACGAATTAAATGCGTATTGATTGACAAACAGGGTCTAAGAACATATACTGTAATAAATTTAAGGAAACAATATGAAAAGACAAAAATATTTAAACAACAAGGACATGCTCAAAGAAATACACAAGAGTAAATTGAGTTTTTGCAGTAGTTTAGATGACGAATACACCAGATTCGATGTTATTGTAGAAGATATTGAAGACATTAATAACCCAGAATTTATTCAAGCAGCTAAAGAATCAAGAGCGGCACAACTGAGCGCACAAGCCTATGAAAGTGCATATTGGGAATGGTATGACAACAATGGAAAAGCCAGCCAAAAACCCAAACAGATCACACACAAAGTTGATCCAGATACTATAGACGAAAACACATTGATATTTCGTTTGATGACATTCGAGCATGTTCCCTTAGAGCCTGGCAGAAAAAGCAAGCCTAAAACTGTAGCAGATCATCATGCTAAATGTAATTTCCCCCCATTCAAGCACTATACATATGTAAATGGTGAACTCAAAGAAGTACTACGCAGTCATTGGGAAGGTGGTTTTGACAATGGAAAGTTTAGTACAACACACGGCAGCATCAGTAACAATCTAGCAAAGATGTTTATTAAACTGTGTGAACGTTACAGTATGCGCAGTAACTGGCGTGGATACACCTATGTGGATGAAATGCGCAGTCATGCATTATTGCAACTGTCGCAAATTGGATTACAGTTTAACGAACTAAAAAGTCAAAACCCATTTGCTTACTATACAGCCGCAGTGACCAACAGTTTTACTAGAGTGCTTAATTTAGAAAAACGCAACCAAAACATCAGAGACGACTTGCTGCAAGAAAGCGGTCAGATGCCTAGTTGGACACGCCAAATCGAACACGAAATGGCAGAACGTGCCAAGTGGGACGAGCAGATGGAAAAAGAACGCAAAGAAGCTACTGGTACTAACTTCTAGGTTGACATCGCACATATTTTCAGTTAAAGTAAACAAAGTTATAACTTCTTTGAACGGAGACTCATGACATTTTTTAACAGAGCCGCATGTTTTACAGACATACACTTCGGCAACAAAAACAACAGCAAACAACACAATCGAGATTGTGCTGATTTTGTAGATTGGTTTATTGAACAAAGTGAAGATTGCGAAACTTGCATCTTCTTAGGTGACTGGCATCATCATCGTGCCAGCGTAAATGTAAGCACACTCAATCACAGTGTGGAGAATGTAGGCAAACTCAGCAGAGCATTTGAACATGTGTACATGATCATGGGCAACCATGACCTATACTATCGTGAGAAGCGTGACCTTAACAGTTTGCCTTATGCAGGACTGTTTGAAAATGTAACACTAGTAGAAGATGCACTTGTTGAAAACGATGTTGCACTTATTCCTTGGCTAGTAGAAGATGAATGGAAAAAATTAAACAAAGTCAAGTGTCGTTATATGTTTGGACACTTTGAGCTTCCATTCTTTAAAATGAATGCTATGGTGGAAATGCCAGATCATGGTGGCATCAATGCAGAACATTTAACTGGACCTGAATATGTGTTTACTGGACACTTTCACAAGAGACAAAACAAAGGCAACGTACACTATTTAGGTAGCCCATTTGGTCACAACTATGCCGACACTTGGGACGATGACAGAGGTATGATGAAATTGTCTTGGGGAGGCGCTCCGGAATACATCAATTGGAACGGACCTCGTTACAGAACTGTACCTCTTAGTAGATTAATAGACGAACCTGATGTGATTCTAAACGAATATACATATTGTAGAGCAACACTGGACATCAACATCAGTTATGAAGAAGCAAGTTTTATTAAAGAAACTTTTAGTCAACAGTACAACGTTAGAGAAATAGCGTTGATCCCCAGCAAAAAGGAAGAACACGCTCAGGATTGGAAAGTTGTAGACGACATTGAGGTTGAAAATGTAGATCAAATCGTGTACAATAGTTTAAACGCTGTAGACAGCGATATGATAGACAAAAAGATCCTAGTAGACATTTATAATTCCCTATGATTACACTTAAAGATATTACCATAAAGAATTTTATGAGTGTTGGTAATGTAACGCAAGCTGTGCGATTTACTGACAACGGACTAACACTTGTATTGGGCAATAACCTAGACCTTGGAGGCGATGGAAGTCGTAACGGTACAGGTAAAACAACTATTATCAATGCATTAAGCTATGCTATATATGGCAATGCGCTAACTAACATACGAAAAGACAACCTTGTTAACAAAACCAACAGCAAACAAATGCTGGTTACATTGGATTTTGAAGTAGAAGGAGTTAAATATCGTATTGAACGAGGCAGAAAGCCTAATGTGCTTAAATACTATGTCAACGAACAAAACGTTGACGAAGACGAAGCACAAGGCGAGAATCGTCAAACTCAAGCACAGATAGAAAAACTGTTTGGCATGAGTCATGATATGTTCAAGCACATTGTTGCACTAAACACATACACAGAACCTTTCCTCAGCATGCGGGCAAATGATCAACGTGCTATTATTGAGCAGCTATTAGGCATAACAATGCTCAGTGAAAAAGCAGAGGTTCTCAAAGAACAGCAAAGGCTGACAAAAGATGCAATCAAGCAAGAAGAATATAGAATTAGCGCAGTTGAAGAAGCAAATTCCAGGATTGAAAAAAGTATTGGTGATTTGGAACGGAGACAGAGAATCTGGTGTAATAAACAAGCATCAGATATCCAAGACATTGAGCAACAAATCAACACCCTCCAAAAGATAGACATACAAACTGAACTCAACAATCATGCACTGCTGAGTGATTACCTCGAAAAGAAACAACAGATAAACACACTAGAATCTGAGATTATCAAATTAGAAACTGCTATCACTAGAGAGAAAAAGCGTTTAGAAAAAGCGCAGAAAGATTTGCTAGCAACTGAACAACACGAATGCTATGCATGCGGTCAAAAGATCCATGATGAAAAACACGGTGAGATACTCAAAACAAAACAATTGGCTGTAGCAGAATCACAGGATCTAATAGACAATGACTTTACACTGAAAACAGAATATCAAGCAGCACTGGTTGATCTAGGCGAACTTGGACAGATACCTGTTACACACTATAACACACTGCAACAAGCACTTGAACATCAAAACACAGTAAACAATTTAAAAGCAGAAGCTGAACGTATTGCCAACAACACAGACACATATCAAGAACAAATAGATGCGCTCAAAGAAACAGGAATGCAAGAAATCAATTGGGATGAAATGAACAACTTGAATGTTTTAAAGGATCATCAGGACTTCTTGTATAAGCTGTTAACTAACAAAGATAGTTTTATTCGCAAACGTATCATTGAACAAAACTTACAGTACTTGAATAGTAGACTTGCTTACTATCTAACTAAGTTAGGCTTGCCACATGAAGTTGCATTCCAACCAGACTTGAATGTGGAGATCACTGAACTAGGAAGAGAACTAGACTTTGACAACTTGTCAAGAGGTGAACGCAACAGATTGATACTGGGTTTAAGTTGGAGTTTTAGAGATGTATTTGAAAGCATGAATACACCTGTAAACTTTTTAGCTATCGATGAGCTTATAGACAGTGGTATGGACACAAATGGTGTAGATGCTGCACTAGGAGTTCTAAAAAAGATAGAGCGTGAACGTAATAAAAACATTTTCCTAATCTCACACAGAGATGAACTGGTAGGTCGTGTAAATACCATACTACAAGTTATCAAAGAAGGCGGTTTTACTACATTCAGTACAGATACAGAGTTAGTTGATGCAAAATAAAAATGATTGGTGGACACATTATTGTTTTAAGCAAAAAGATCACATAAGTTTTCTCAAAGAAGACGAATGCGACTGGTGCGGAGAAAGATATCAAGAACCTGGTGTAGTATCTCATCCGCAAGAATTATTAACAAAAAAGATTTTACCTCCAGATGTATTTTACAAGGTGTTTAGTAATGGATCCTGATGACGATTACAAATATAATATAACAGACATTAACATACACAGTTTCAATAACAAAGCTGACAAAAGCGATGATGATTTTGAAAGTTGGATGATGAACGAGGCTCCGTTTGTTACAACTACCACAATGGCAGATACAACTGTGAATATATCAGACTACACAACTAGTACAATTGATATAAGTTCCTTGACATTAGGAAATGAAACTGTTACATTTAACTCGAGTGTAAACAGCAATAATATCAAACGACTACAGTATTCTATGCCAATTGACATATTACACAAATGGTTTCCGAATCAAATAAAAGAGGACGATTTAAATGACGATATTCCTTTTTGACGTAGACGGCACACTTACAGATGCTCGCAAGCCAATTGATCCAGACTTCAAAGAGTTCATGTTTGAATTTATGAATCAACATCACTGTGTAATTGTAACAGGCAGTGACAGACCAAAAACTGTGGAGCAGATTGGTTTAGAGCTCACAAACACATTTCATAAGGTATATCATTGTAGCGGAAACCATGTGTTTATTGGCAATCAAGAACACCATAAAAATACATGGACGCTCACTGAAGAACAATATAAATTTTTAGAACAAGAATTAGATAGATTTAATTATCCTGAAATGACAGGCAATCATATTGAACAGCGTACAGGTACTGCAAACTTTAGTATTTGCGGAAGAAACGCAGATTGGGAACAACGTTCCAGGTATGCAGAATGGGAAAAACACAACAAAGCCAGAGAACAAGTAGCACTTGCATTCAATGAAAGATTTGACGATGTAGTTGCACAAGTAGCAGGTGAAACAAGTGTTGATATTTTTCCAGTAGGTTGTGACAAAGGACAAGTGCTTAACGATTACAAAGATTCACAAACTATCTTTTTTGGAGACAACTGTTTTCCTGGAGGCAATGATCACAGTGCTGCACAAGCCAGTACACATTATCATCAGATTGACAACGGTTATAAACAAACTTGGGAAATCTTAAAAAATAGGTATTTTTAGGTTGACTTTTGGCTTTGTCGGCATATATAGTAATTGCTATATACTAACATGCAATGGACTTATCAAGGCAAAATCGTTGAAAAAATATCTGAGGAATATGTTGGATTCGTATATCTCATTACCAATCTAACGAACGGAAAAAAGTACATTGGCAAAAAACTGGCTCAATTTAAAGTAACTAAAAAACCTCTCAAAGGCAAAAAGAACAAGAGAAGATCAACTAAAGAAAGTGACTGGAGAACCTATTGGGGAAGCAGTGACAAGTTGAACGCAGATGTAGAAGAACTAGGCCCTGAAAACTTTACAAGAGAAATACTGTACTACTGCACTAGCAGAGGCGAACTAAGTTACTTAGAAGCCAAAGAACAGTTCGACAGGCAAGTATTACTAACAGATGAATACTATAATGGCATCATAAATGTCCGTGTAGGCGGATCTAAGGCACTTGTTGAATCACTAACTAGACACCAGTCATAACATAGCCTCTCAATTTAAAGCATTGAGTCTGTG